GCGGTGAATGGGTAACTTATTGTGGCGGTAGCGGCGGCGCTGGTAGTGTTGGCGCAGTAGCTGGTTCATTTACCGGCGGCGGTTCTTGGGGTTACCAAAGCGGTGGCACCGGTGGTAGTCCTAACGCTTGGATGAGTTCGGGCGGTGGCGGCGGCGGTGCTTATGGTAGTGTTGGCGGTACAACTGGCGGCGCTGGGATTACTTGGCTAGATAGTGTCACGTATGGTCGTGGTGGCGACGGTCAAAATGGAAACAGTGGTGCCCAAAGCTCAACTGCTGGTGCTGGTCAAAGTAGCTGGGCTATATATGGCTCACTTATATACCCAGCTAAAGATGGGATATTGATAGTTAGGTGGCCTGAATAGTGAGAGCTTTTGCTCAGGTAGACGAAAACAATAGTGTTATTAATGTCGCTGTGTTTGATGATGAGAATACTCCTGTCGATTTGGGGTGGTCTGGGTGGTATGAGACAGCAGAGAACATCCGCAAAAATTTTGCTAGTCCCGGCTCGACGTTTGTTCCAGAAGCAGACGGCTATCCTCTCGGATTGTTTTATCCTCCATCTCCACATAACGGATGGGTGTTAGACGCTAACTATGAGTGGGGTCCGCCTGCTGACAAACCTTACCCAGATGGCTATGGTGAGTCACCTAGCACTTGGTGGTGGGATGATCTGATTGAGGACTGGGACCAGAAATCCCCTGCTCCCGAGCCAGAATGAAACTCGTAGACGCCCCCGGTAAAATTACTGCCGGTCGGCCACTCAAACCATTCGGCATAGTTGTTCATCACACCGCCTCTAACCGCATCGCAGACCCCGATAACGTGGTTGCCTTATGTATTCGTGGTGTCAACAAGGTACCCGGACCTTTATACAACTACCTCATAAAACGTGATGGTACCATTGTCAAGTTGACTGCTGAGAATATTAAAGCTAATCATGCTGGCCGTGGTTTACAAACAGTATTAACAAGAACGCAGAAAAACCTTCCTGTTTTGGGTGACGCATCGAAACCAGGAAAGATTAGCGCCAACTCCCGCTTCATAGGAGTATCAATTATTAATGACGGACTGGGTGAAGATGTCCCCGAAGCACAGATGGACGCATTAGTTGACTTGTGCGCCTTTCTATGCGACGGACACAAATGGAACCCGAACTGTGCTGTGCTCGGCCACAAGGAATGGACCTCACGGAAGGTTGACCCTTCGTTTTCTATGCCGGATCTACGCATAATGATCCAACGACGCATGGTCACATCGGTTCCTACAATGGTTTTACCTAAAGAACCGCATGATGGAATGGTTCCATTCCCCGGAACACTACGCAAAGGGTCACGCAGCCGGGCTGTTGTTCATGTTCAACGACAGATAGGAGCGTTAGCAGACGGAATCTTTGGTCGTGGTACACTCGCCAAAGTAAAACAATGGCAACGAGCAAACGGGCTAGTTGCTGATGGTGTGGTCGGTCCCAAAACTTGGGCGGCTATGCAGATACGGAGACAAGAAGTTGTTCAACCAGCGTTTTATTAAAGACTCATTAGAGCGTGGAGTATCCACGTTCGCTCAGGCTTGGGCTGCCGCTATGGCTATCCCCGGACCTGATTGGGGTGACTCCCTAAAAATCGCAGGAGTTGCTGCTCTTATTGCTATTGCTAAAGCTATTGCTGCTACTAAAGTGGGCGACCCTGAAACGGCGTCGTTAAGCGGCTAGAAAGATGAGGCTCTTCGGTGCCGTTACCTACTGTCAATCCTTACTCAACCGATGAGGTTGAATATCGAGAGCCAGGGTACGACTACGCCCCACAATATCCGGGGAGTTACAACTATAATCAAGCGGGGATTCAATATAACGAACCTAATTTCACATATGTCAGACGTGATGCAATAGTCTCTGCCACAACAATAGGTTGTTCGGCCAGACTATCGCTCACGTTTGCATATGTGTACACACCCAAACGTCCGGGTGGTGTGATATATCCCAGCCCTTATGAATACAATGAGGCTGGTTTCGTTTACAACGAACGTGATACCACGGTACCGGACAACCGTGTCCTCATCGACTACAGCCAGTCAGGTGTTGCCTATTCTCAGCCTACCGATACTGGCTTAACTGTTGTAGTTGCTGCGACACCGGCAACAATTGGTGTCACTACTGTATTCTCGGCTACACCGTCGGTTCCAGCTACCGCTTCTCAATCCACTCCGCTTGATACTGCAACTACTATTCATTCTCCCAACGTTGACGCTAACTACGTCCACATTGATGCAGGTATTACTGTTTCGACAACGTTGCACACTCCAACAATTGTGGCAGCGATAATCCCAACAAGGATAGTAGCTACAACCACCATAGAATATAGCTTGTACATAGCGCTCATTGTTAGACCTGAAGCTATTGCTGGTACAGCCACGGTGTATGATCCTGCCGATGTTCTTGGTAGTTACACAGCTACACCGGATGCGATAAGCGGTACAACTATTTTCGGAGCCAAGGAACAGTACCGTTTAGTTACAATCCCAACATCGAATATCGTTCCGTCTGTAGGGCTGCAAGATAAACCTACTCCGGCTGCGTATGCTTTAATGCGCCACTTTGAACCGGGCTTACGAGGCGATAACATATTTATTATTGATGGGATAACTGTCCAAGATTATTTACCGGCTGATTTAAGTACAGTTACTCGGTGGATATATGGAGGACATGACAGCCCAAAAGATTTAACAGTAGAAGAAGAAGTTGTGCTTGTTGCAGCAGGATATTCGTTCAGAGTAGGACCAGAATAATGCCCGTTTATGTATATCGTTGTCTTGATTGTGGACTTTCATTTGATGTCCGCCACTCTTTCGATGAAACATACGATGATAGTTGCGGAGGATGTCAGGGTGTGGTCCGTAAACATATGGGACATGTCCATGTTTCAGCTTCCGCTACTCCTACTCGGGGGACACATGATGGGAAAGCAATTAATTGGGAAGAAACAAAAGTTAAGGAACGGCAGAAAGATGAGGACATGGCAGCCTATAAACGGCTTCGCCGTGAAGGCATCCAACCTAAATCCATTGACGGATCCGCCCATTCGGAAAGACATGCTGGAACAAAGTGGGAAGTTCAAGCAGGGGTCACACTTAAAGGACCATTGAAGGAAAGAAAACGTAAAGAACGAGCACTCAATGACGTTCTTGGGAGCACCTAATGACAACGACACAAGGATGGATTGACCAGACACGAGACATGCTGCTATCTGGGTATGTTGAAGAACTTTTAGAATTGGAAACAGAAGTTGATGCTGCTGCTACCACATTAACTGTTACCGGGGCCAACAATTCAGGCATTGTCGTTGGTGTAATTATCGAAATTGGGCTCGAAGCCATGTATGTTTCGTCAGTTACAGGTTCTCAGGTGTCTGTGTTCCGTGGATACGGTGGCTCTGAGCCAGAGGCACACGCTGTAAAGAGCCTCGTTAGAGTTTCCCCTAAGTTCCCTAGCTATAGAATATTTAATGCGCTTAACGACGATCTGAGAGATCTCTCGTCACCAGATAACGGGATCTTTCAAATAAAACAATTTACAACTGTCTACAATGTGGCAAAACAAGGTTACAATCTGGAAGATTTAACTAACGAAGAAGTCCAGTCTATCTATTCCATTACTTACGCTGACCCGATAGTGGTCGAAGCAAGAGAACCAGCGATACGCAAATGGCAACTTAAACGAGATAGAACTACTGACACATTCAGTAGCGGCATGGCTCTTGTCTTATTCGAACCAGCATATCCCGGTAAAACACTTAACGTCAGCTACAAATCTCCCCTGACACCCACAACCAGTACAGCATTCGCTAAAGCTGACACTGGATTGCAAAGCACAGCCTTTGATTTACCACCTTTCGGCGCAGCCTTAACTCTGATGGTCACGACACCTATTCGTAGAGAATTTATTGATGCTCAGGGAAGCTCACGTCGAGCAGAAGAAGTCCCACCCGGTGCAATCTCAGCTTCCATGAGAGATCTGCGTCTACATCGTGAACTTCGACTGAATGCTGAGGCCGCACGACTCGCAGCCATGTACCCACAACAACTCAAAACCTAGTTATGGCATTTAACTCCGAGTATCTACCTGTTGAACTGAACGGTGTATCTTATGCCGTTGATACTACTCTGTATCGGCGGTCCACTGTCCCAGTATCACGTCAACAACGAGACAACAGCAAAGAACCCGGAGAAAATACTCTCGATACCACAGGTGCATGGGTCAGATCACAAACCGACTGGTCGTATGGGGCAGGCCAACTCTATTTAGATAACGATGACTCAGATCGCCGCCGGTTCTATTCTTCAGACGGCATCAACGTTTGGATTAAAGGCCAGATCTCACTTCTCCCCCTTACTGAAGCAGTTACAACACCCAGTACATTAGGTACAGGAGATTTAATTATAGAACGTTTCGTCAACGGAGCCGACGGCACGGAATATCTTTATCTAGCTCACGACTCAACGGTCCACTACTCAGAAGATGGTGGCGCTACCTGGGACGCCAGTACTGTTATTAGTGCGGCAGCCGCAGTCACAAGCATGACATGTGACGGTACCAATGTTTATCTTGCTTTAACTGGAACTAATGCACCCGAGAAATATGTTCTTGGAGCCAACAGCAACCTTACTTACGGGACAGAAACCCCCAATATTCTGCAAGTTGCAGCCGGACGTATGATCGGTGCCTACGGAAACGACATATATGAATTGGATTCAGCGGGTGCGAAAGCTAGTTCGTCGTTGGATTACTCTCTCCCATTCGGATCAAGCACATGGCTATCTATCACAGCGGCAGCTAATGGTATTTATGTTGCTGCTAATACTGACAACACTGGCTCGCTATATTACATAGGTGTCAACAACTCAGACGGCACACTTAAAACACCAACCATTGCTGCATCCCTACCACGCAACGAAACAATTAATTCAATCATTGCTTATGGCGGGCTCATCGGGTTAGCTACCAGTAACGGGTTTCGGCTTGGTCTTATCGACCAGCAATCATCGGGAGTAACCATCGGTCCAGCCATTGACACCGGCGGAGCCGCATTGTGCCTTGAAGCTGACGGCAAGTTTATGTGGTGGGGAGGGGATAACGCTCAGACGTACCGCGCAGACCTCACCCGCTTCACAGAAACACTTGTGCCAGCGTATGCAGCAGATCTTAAAATGGGTGACACTATCGCAGCAGGAGACAACGTTGTATCTATTGCCCGACTTAACAACTCCAAACTATTTCTTGCTATCGACAAGGCTGCTGCTGCTGCCGGTGTTCTATATCGAGAGCATTACTCCGGCAACAAAGTAGCGACCGGAGAACTCATAGCTGGCGAGATAACTTGGTCAACTGTTGTCCCAAAGCTATTACGCTCGGGAACCATTGACCTTGATCGGTCACAGTTCGAACGAGCAGCTACAGCATACCGAACAACAGATGTCGATTACGCCAATGACGGATACACATACACTCTCGGTGAAGAAACAACCACACCCGTTGGTAAGATCAGACTCAAAGCAATCAATCGACAAGAGACACCGGAATATATTCCTAGTTCCACAGGTTCTTTAACCACTGGAAACCCCGTAGCATTTGACTTTCCCAGTGACGAACTCACCGCAATCTCATATGACTTGACAGTAGAAATAGATCGGTCAGTTATGGACGCAACCGTTAGCCCTATCTGCCATGACTGGCAACTCACCGCTGTCGCTGTACCACCCCGCATCGATGAAGTTATTCTCCCCATTGTTCTTAGACGAGAAGTTAGAACAGCAAGAGGATCAGGCATCAATCAATTGTTGGATGCTAAAGAAACATTTGATACACTACGTGGTTACATGGATGCGGGTATGTCAATGACATATCAGGAAGGGGATCGGACAGACGTTGTTACCATCGAACGATTAGAGATGCAATCAGAACGCCTCTCTGATGACGGAGGTTGGTGGGAAGGCACCCTATTGGTGCGGCTCCTTACTGTCCCAAGCTAGGGGATATGGCTAAGATCTTATTTTTTGATATTGAAACTGCACCCAACATGTCCTATGTGTGGGGTCAGTGGCAACAAGATGTTATCGACCACGTACAAGAGTGGTACATACTTTGTTTCTCATACAAATGGGAACATCAAAAAAGTACCCACGTTGTATCGTTGCCAGACTTTAAACTTTACAAAGGTGACCCTGAAAACGATTCACAGGTTGTGAAAAAACTGTGGGAACTGTTAGATAAAGCAGACATAGTTATCGGACACAACTCTGACGCATTCGATATAAAGAAAGCTAATGCCCGATTCGCATTCCATGATCTCGGACCAACCAGTCCCTACCAAACCGTTGATACTTTGAAGCTAGCTCGACGGCACTTCAAATTTAACAGCAATCGATTGGGTCATTTAGGTGAACACCTTGGGCTCGGAGGCAAAGAAACAACAGGAGGATTTCAAACATGGGCAGGCTGCATGAAGGGTGACCCGAAAGCGTGGGGCATAATGAAAAAATATGCGAAGCAAGATGTCGATCTTCTTGTCGATGTATATGAACGGCTACGTCCGTGGGCTACCACACATCCAAATAGAAACGTGATTGACGTAACGTCACATGCATGTCCGACATGCGGCAGCAGCGTGCTGCAAAAGCGCGGTACTCGGCAGACTCGGACCATGACTTATCAGTCATATCAATGTCAGCGTTGTCGGTCTTATAGCAGGGCGAGGTTAGCTGAAAGAGTGCCACGTCCAGAGGTCGTCTAGTAAAAATTATAATTTCTAGGGAGATCGTTAAATCTGGTTGGTTCTTTCAACCATGCCTCGTGTCGTTTCTTGCATTTCTTACAACGACAGTTACCCAATATGTATGTGGCTATGTACCCGTGCTTTGTAAAATCAGCTTTAGTCCACTCAGTGTTCTCTGTAAACCAATCACTAACTTTCATCAGTAATCTTCAGGATTAGTTGAATCCCTCTTTATTCGTTCAGCTATCCGAGTTGCCTCGTCTTTACTGCGGACCCACTCACGGATCTGACGATCACAAATAATTGCGTAGCCCGGAATTGTTGGGCCACCAACTACTCGTGCTGGTAATTCTTCAACTTGTATATCCATCGTTATCTCCAATCACGATGTCCCCATCATATTACCACGTAAAGTGGTGGGCGGGGTGCCTCAGAGGAAAGGAGAGTAAACTCCGAGACACCCCGTCCTTACTTTTTAGATCGACGTAGTTCTTGAAGTCGCTTAACGTTCTCGTCTATAGAGAGCGCTTCCTTTTTGTTTAACTCTAATGCTTTACGTGTGGCATCAACAGTGGTGACGTTGGAGTGGTGGCTTTGTCGGGCTTCGCCCTCCTCAGCCAGTCGCCGTAACGCTGTTTCAAATGCTGCTTCAGTAAACGCCCACGTTGTACTTAGGGCTTCGTAACATTCATCGATTGTCCAGCCAGCAGCGTGCGCTGTTTCGACTAGATGTCTAATCCTAACTGGTCTAACACCGAACGGCTTACGTTCAAGTTCTTTCCACCATTGATTCAGCATCGCTGGGATGTTTTCGAATGGCGGTTCTAAAGGCAGCAGTTTGAGTTTGATTACTTCTCCCATGCATTTTCTCCTTAATCAACTGAGCAAAGGTATGCATCTCCATGACAACATACGCTCCACCTGTTCCAAAGTTTCTTCGCTTAACTAATGCTGCTCCGAATGTGGCATCAGCATTGATTCGTTCTTGCTCAGTCTCCTTCATTATTTCAGACAAAGAAGAGAGGGCGTCCTTTCTATTCTTACATTCAAATACAAACTCAGGCAAATCGTGACACGAAATATCTCCCACATCATTCACACCTGACAACGGTAACCGTTTAAATTCTTTCTTAGTATATGAAGTAAGATATCGAACGCACTCGGTTTCCCAAGCGGTCCCCTTTTGTTTCGATTTACTCATAGCTCCCCAATGTCAGGCGGCAGCACAGATTCCTCTTCTTCACAGAAGTCAAGGTATTCTGTTAAAGCTGCTTGAACAACATAAGACATAGCTTGCATCATCTTATTGTTTGGGTCTATATCTGAGGCTGGATGATTGTCGAACGCTTCAATAACCTGAAGTGCCTGCACCTCTACTCGATGAGCAAAGTCTTTAGGAACAATAAATGTCATCGTTGTAATACTGTCAGCAAGTATTGGTATCACAAAACTACGTTCGGGATTGTCCATTAGAAAGGTTCCTCGTCCTCTGAGAAGGCTGCTTGGACAGTTGCGACTGCCGCTGCTCCCACATTATCACGCCCACCTTTCTTTGGATACCAGCGCAAAGAGAGCCCCCCTTCGTCTGCGTATAGGCAGAATTTACTACGCTTATCACCTTTATCAGACTCCCATCTATCCTGTTTCATCCGACCAATGAACATAACTCGTTGACCTTTGGTCACATCCTCAGCAATACGCTCAGCAAGTTCACCAAAACATTTCACGTCATACCAATCAGTTTCTTTTGTGTCATCCCTACCACGGGTAACAGCAACAGGTACAGTCAGAAAAGCGTTACCGCTCTTAGCGAAACGCAGTACTAAATCAGCACCAACGTTTCCTGCAATAGCAATGCTACTCATTATCTTCCTCTCTCTTTTCGAGAATATCTGCGAGAACATAGTTCCCGTCACGTTTATGCCAGAGATGTAAGCCAAGGCCCAACCTCATAGCACATCTTTTAATCCCATCAGATGCACACGCCTTTATGCGTGCTCCATCTGTTCTCCAATTGCTCGGAGTTTCGCACTCACCAACCTCTTGTATCGAGGTAGTTCGTCCATCAACATCAACAGTAAGAGTGCAAAGGATGCCAGTAGCAGTACCGTCAGCATCCCGAATAATATTATCAATACGAAAATCATATGGCCCCAGTATTCCTAGTAAGAATTGAGTTACAATTCCATGTGGTACAAAAGCTGCGGCAAATTTCCCTGGTTTCTCTTCAATAAATTTATCTGAGAATGGGGCCGCTAGTTTAGAAAGTTGACTCATTGTTCTCCTCATCATCCTTTATAATGTGATCAATTATATTTAATGTATCGAGAGCATCATTACTCTCACAGATTTCAAAGTGTGGACAATACTTACATTCCCAAGGAATTTCATCATCCCACCAAGCCTTTAATCCTTCAGGAATAACACCGGTATTAAAGTATTCTTTCACCATTCGTGCGTGTTGCTCTAAGAAATATGTAGTAACCACGGAGAGTGAGGAACCGCTATCATCAAACGGATCATGGATGTTATACACCCATTCATGTATGTCACCCGCTCGTGCAGCATCTTTCCACCGACCCGGCGTTGCATCTGTACACACATAAACAAGATGAACATAATGAATATCTAAAGCTATGGCATACGCACATGCCTGAAACAAATGCTCTTCCTTCGGACCTTCCTTCCGTGCCTTACGAAATCCATAGTTACGCATCGTTTTAATTTCAAGCAATAACGTTTCACCTGATTCAGATGATTGATACGTTCCATCAGCATGACCACTAGTTAAACAGGTCGGTATGCTCACTGGAACTTCAGGTGAGAAGCCACGGATATTTTTGTAAGTTCCGAATGCATCTTGGATATGTTCATGCATCATGGTGCCCAACTCTCGGGCCACAAATCCATTGATAGCGTTCGGTCCAGTATTGGTAACCGGAACTTTTAATCCATCTAGTATCTGTTTCCTATCACAACTGGTGATATTAGAAATCCGTAAGAACGATCCATCAGCCGTAGGTTTAGGAGTAGGCACTTCGATATGCTTACAAAGAGCTAGCTCCGCTAGTCCATTAGGTATCATCTGTCTCCCTTTCTGAGATAAGTCTATCAGTTTCCTCGGGCCTCATCAATGCGGCGATCTGCATCATGCGATTCAGCAACCTCAACCATATATTCACCACAACATTCGCATTCCTCTACTGGTTTCTCCATCCAGAAATGATCGTGGTTCCTTACTTC